CCTTCTAGGAGTTATATATAGAATGAACTGATATTTTTTGTTATTAGTATATGCCCATGGTGTTGAATCAGTACTTGATGTGGGGAATGGCCCTGTTGAAGTTTCTGTACCATTGTAATTTACAATACCCTGTAATCCTGCTGAATTTAATCTAAAATAAGCACCATCAGTTGGGGTATATGGATTAGACGCACCTCTTTGAAATCCGCCAAAATCAATTATGGTATTTGAAGTTGGTTGAGCGTTAAAAGAACCCTCAATATCAAAAGATAGGGTTGATGTTCCTAAAATTGGAAATTGTCTATATGTACCAAAGTTTACACCAGTATTAATAGTGACTATATTTCCGCTATTAGTTGACATTGCGCCAGTGGCCCACGCGTTTGTCATGGTCGTATTGGCGTAGAAATGTTTTCCAGTGTTTTGCGCTGTATAACAAAAATTTTCTTCATCTAAAAGTATATCAGATGCGCTACGACTTCTGTAATCATCATCTATCTCATTTGACAAAAGCACTGGCGTGCCAGTAATAGACCCAGTATCATTCTCATTAAAACATCTAACTGCGCCAACATTATTCGGATTATCGTATGCATCAATTTCTGTAATTACCTTTAATTGCCCAGATGCATTAATTTCTGCAATATTTCCGCTTGTATTGCCTACTATTTTATTTGCCATTTATTTCCTCCTTAATTTATTACATAATTAAATTTGTATTGCCCCCACGAACCGTTTGGAGCTACACCAACTATATCAAACGATACCCCGTCTACAATATTAGCAGCATATCCGCTAATATCATCCCACTGATAATCATCTATATCGTGGTCAGTCGTGGCAACACCGGCCGGGCTTATCATAATAACGGATGAAGACAAAACCGAGGCCATAGGCACTGTTGTTTTTGCAATGCTATCTTCTTGCAAAATAGTGCCGAAATTAACAATTGCTTGCCCTGCCGCTGGCTTATTAGATAATGCGTTGTAATCGGTCGTTCCGGGTGCGCCGTCATTTCCAGGAACACCTTGAACACCCTGAGCGCCTTGGCTCCCGGTGTCTCCCTTAACTCCCTGCGAGCCAGTGTCGCCTTTTAATCCGGTGTCACCTTTTGCGCCCTGTGGACCAGTCTCGCCTTGAATACCTTGCAGACCTCTTTCGCCTTGGGGGCCTTGAACGCCTTGCGGACCAACAGGGCCTTGTGGGCCAGTTTCTCCAACGTCGCCCTTCAATCCAGTTGCTCCATCTGCCCCTTTGATTCCTTGTGGGCCTTGCGGCCCCGCCTCGCCTTGAGGACCCACCAAGGCCAATAACTGTTCCTCAGTGAAATCTTCATAAACAAAATCAGCACCTTTGGGCCCGGGAGTAGCAAGTGTCATCTCTATTGTAGCGGGTGCTGCCTGCTTGACCTCAATAGTATTTGTTCCTTCGTGAATTTCTATAACGGGGATTGCTGAATTTATTAAAACTGTAACCGTCTCCATCATGCTTCCTCCCGCGTCACGCCCTTAACGATGCTGATGTTGAATGTAGCGCTGCTTGTCACAACGTCGCCATCCCTGACCTCGACATCGGAAAACAGTGTGCCAATCGGATAGTCCGTAGTATCTCCCGCAGTTGCCAAGTATTTTCCAACTGTAGCGGTTGGCGTGATTACGAGTTCTTTAATCAATACATCACTTCTTGTCCGCAATTGGCAGAAAACATTATCTCGCACAACTCCGGCGCCTGATTCGTCCTTAAAGAAAAGGTAAAATGCCAGCGTGTCACCTCTTTTTATTACCATTGTGTTTTATCTCCTTTCTGCCAAAAACCCCAAAAAAACGAGGCTTCAAATTGACTTCTAAGCGACTTTTTTAGGGTGGGTCTATGGCCAATACCTGTTGATTTTACTTACTTTATCCCATAAACAGATATTTGACAATCGCGCCGACAACAGCAACACAAATCGTCCCCATCACCCACATTATTAGGTTGAGCTTGGTGTTAATGACGGCAAAATTTGTCGTTCCCTCCGCAAGCCTAACTTCGTGACTGTCAACTCGTTTTTGCAAATCTCTCAGGGGTTCACACGGATAGTCGTGCCCCACTAACTGCTCGCTCATTTTTGCCCTCCTACTTCTTCATCGTTTTTGCGGCGGAAATCGTCTTTGCCCCTGCCGAACCATCAGCAGTTAATTTATTATTTCTTTGAAATGTTTTGGTTTTTCCGATTGTGTCTTTTCCAAATTTTCCATCAACAACAACGTCCTGACCGTACCAGTTCAAAAACAATTGCCATCTTTTGATGTCGGTTTTTGTCCCGGTGTCTTTGTTGACTGTTGCGGTGGGAAATGCCCCGGAATACTGTGTTTTGGCGGCCAGTTTGTCGTTGACTGCATCGGCGATTTTGGCCATCCGTTTATGCAGATAGGGACCGGGGCAACTTGTAGTTGCGAAATACCTGTGTTCCGTCAGATTTCCAGATTTATCTCCGGTGTAAACTAGTTTTTTGATGCCGTTTCTTTTGCAAATGTCAACACACAAATTGATTAATGCGTTGTATGCCTTATCGGATACAGGCCACTCTCCGCCAACGGCGGAATTAGAAACTTCAATAGTGATTGCCCGGTGGTCGTTTTCGGAATTTGAAGATGTCCATGCCCGGTTTTTTTCGTCCACAAACTGTCCGATTTTCCCGTCATTACCAATCCCGTAGTTGGACGATGCCTTGCGAGACGGCTTAACAAAAATCCCTCCAAGCGTTACTAAATTCAAAACCCCTGCCGTGTGATGGATTGTGATTTTATCAATTTTGTGATTCCGCGGGGACGTTTTGTTTGGGGATAATTTGGTATAAACTGCTAATTTTGAATTACTCATCGTCCCCTCCGTCACTCAGTTCTTCTTCCGCGGCTGCCTTAAATTCCGCTAATACTTTGTCGGCCGCCTTTGCGGCGGCTGTAAACGAATTGTTTTTCCATGCCGCCCACGAAGATGCTAAAATTACCCAAACGGATGAAATTGTGTCCGTTAAAAAGGCGTCATCGAACGGCAACGGGGATTTTCCATACATCGCCAAAACTCCGTTGGCAATTCCCAGCAACATAACTGCTAGCCTGATAATCATTGCTTTGTTCATTTTTTTCTTCCTTTCTTTGAAAATAAAATAGAGCTTTATGGCTCAACTCTAACTTTGCTTTTTCTTTTTTTGCTACTTCCAGGTTCCCACAGCTGTAATAGTCTCAGACACTGTAGTTGATGTGCTATTGTTTTTTATAATCTGGATTCCTCCGGCTGTGGCTGAAGTGGCGCATCCATAGCCGGATCCATATACCCCGGAAAGAGCAGGATGGTTAGCGTGTGCTATTGGCCGAGCATTAAATAGTCCGGATGGAATAGCAAATGTGCCCTGGTGTATATATAACCCGCCTGAACCAAATCCGCCTTGGCTAGTTAATGCGATTCCTGTGATTTGTCCCCACGCCTTGCAGATTCCCGATGCGTATCGTTCGTATGTCCAGTCCCCGGTCACGCCATATTCCGTTTTGTAATCTGGCCATTGCACAAATGTCAATGTTGATTCGCCAGTTTTTTTGACTTTGTATGCCTGATAGCTTGATGTAGACATTTTTCCCGTGGTAGGTAAACCTACGATGGTGTAATTTACAGACCCGATGCGTATCGTTGGGCTTGCAGATGTGTTGCCGTTGTTAAATAGCAAATCAACAATTTGCCCGGTTATAATGTTGCCGGAAAACGTACCTTTATCATCCGTGCTTGCTGTTGCAGTGGGCTCATAGTAAAATGCTCCTGCCCCAAGTGCGTCAATTGCGGATTTGGTTTTTAGTGGCGTCATTACCGTGATGTCAGACACCCCCGCCTCGGCTTGTGCCTGCGTGGCGAAATCATCCGATGTTAGGCTGTCTACTACCGCTTTTGATAGGATTGTATGGATATTTCTAACGGCCGTATTCGTGGATGCCTGCGTGGATGCCGCGGTGTCCGTAATGCCCGATACGGTTTGTCCCAGCGTGATTTTGTTATTGGCTGGGTTTGTGATGTCAATTTCCAATTTTGACAGTAAATATTGCCCGGATATATTGTGCACTGCAGAATAAACATTGATATAATCGCAAAAATCGAACGAATCAATATCGGTGTCTACATAGGATAGATCCAGCGCGGTGATTGATAATGTTAAAACCGACCCGGCATGACTATCTAGATACGCCTGCCCCTTCAGGACTAATTCGTCCACGTCTGTAATGTCGTCCCACGTGGTGTCAGACACCGGGGCACATTTTATGCCATAGGTGTCAATTAAATCTGCGTTGTCCATGTAGTCAACAGCTTTTACAGACGTGACCTTTAATCTTACGCCGTCGGTTTCGGCTCCCAGCGGGATGCACCGCGTGTATATGTCTTCGGCTGAGATTTCTTGTGATAATGTTAGTATATTCTCACCCAAATTGATGTTTTGTGCGGACACATTGGTAAAATCTTCGACCCAATCCAAATAGTCGCCATTACTGGTATAGCGCAAAAATAAATAGCCGCCATAGGTGGAAACCAAGTCCAATATATTGGTGTATGTCGTGTTATAATCCGTATAGGTCTTCGAAATTGTTCCGGCGCTCCACACATCCCCGGCAAGAATTTTTTGCGAATCGGACACCTGGGCATTATGCGCATTGATTAACGCATTGAATACCGCATTGGCATTGCCCGAATAGGTGTCCGGCCTGATAATGCTGTCCGATAACGCCTTTAATTTTCCCTCACAATAAAATTCGTGACTGGTGTCGAAATTCAGCGTGTCTTCTACAACCCTGCCTTTCCAGATTACAAGATTATTTTTCTCAACCGTAATTTTTGATTTTAATTTTTTAATTTTATCAAAATTTGGATGGTTTTCCAAAATTGTAAATGTCAAATTTCCAGCGGCATTAACTTCCATAACCGGGTTGGCGCTTATTAGCATGTAATTTTCGACGTCCGAATGCAGTAGATAACCATCGCAGTAAATTGTATACATTTACAATGCCCCCTCCTGCCAATCCAGCGTCAATATTCCATTGCCGTTTAGGTTCAATGTGTTTTCCCCTTCGGTTAGCGGAATTACGGACTGTAACCCCGTTACGGATCCAAACGAATATGTGTTTTCCCCTTTAACAATTGAAAACGGTGCATTGGTTGTGACTACTAGATACGCTGTTTTTCGGCCGTTTGTCAGTGTCACGGGTAATTCCCACCCCGGGACATTGGCGACGTCAAACCACGAATCATCAAAATCTGCTAAAATATTGGCAAATTCAGTTGCCGTAGGTTCACAACCTGCGCCGTATAATTCTGTCAAATCTACGGACATTACATATTTGATTTGCATCACCTTACCTGATGCTGCGGCTCCTGTGGCATATTGGTGCCCAATCTTATAGTCATAGGTCAGGCTAGATGATGTTTCCGTTATGATTTCCGCGATGGTGTACCATTGGTCAGCGGTTGGACTAGTTATGGACGCAGGCGACCCGCCCTTCGTTGACACAAACATTGATGTGCATACGCTATTTGTAACTCTAATTTTAGCGGCAATATAGTATTTGTGACCTGCTATTAACGCCGATTTGCCCGATTGCAGAATTGCGTTGTTGGCGTAAGCGTCATCTACAATGGTAATCGACATCACATTATCGGCGGCCGACAAAGACGCCTGCGCGGGATATTCCGCCGTCCAGTTTTCTGTATCGGCGAAATTCCCGTTTTTAACTAAATTGATTGCGGTTGACAGCGGCGGATATAAGGTTTTGCGGATATCGCTCACCGCCTCTCCTAAAACTGCGACGTCAAACCACGAATTTGTAAAATCGGCCAAAATGGTTTCAAATTCTGATTTGGTGGGTTCGTTTCCAGCGCCGTACAATTTGGTTAAATCGATGCAAATTACATTTTTAATATTCATTGTCTGTGACACTCCGGAATACGCGTAGTTCTGTCCAACGATTGCATTGATTGTTTCATTCGTCGTTGCTGTAAAAATCCCGCCGACATCATACCAGGTATTGCTTGCCGCCGATGCTTTCAAAAATTCGTATGTGCCAACAAGGACACGCAATGTTCCGGAATACCCCGATTTTACTTGTGCATTGACATAATATTGGTGACCGGAAATAATGCTTTTTGTTAACGCATGTTGAACTCGTAACTGTGTAATAGATGTGCTTGTGATAACTTCTAGTACGTTTGAACTAGCAGTTATAGTGGTGCCACCATCAACGCCCATACCATTAGCTGTCCACCCGTCCGTGGATGCCATGTTTCCATTCATCAATAGATTATACGCACAGTTATACGATTTTTCTGTGATATCATTTTTATACTTGTACGGTTCGCATAGTGCCTCAATAATAATTTCCGCTAGGGGATTTGTTTTTTGATAAGATGTAATAATCGGTCTACCGTAATAGTAATAATCAGGGTCAGAATCAAAATTGATTTTCACCTTTTTGCCCTGCAACTTGCCCGCTATTTCCGCTGATAGGGTTTCCAGTTCCGCCTTTGATTCTACAAATTTCTGCAAACTCATTGTGATTTTTCTATCTTGATATTTCACTTCGCCCGCGGCTTCGGAAATGTCAATTGACCCATCCCCAAAAGGAATGTCAATATAAGACGTCTTGGGCGTTGGTTTTTCAATTGAAACTGTCGATAAAATCAAGCCCCAAGTCGAGCAATGTATTCCGTTAAGTGTAACTCCGTCCATTTATTTTCTCCTCGCCAATTTCCCAAGCGCCTTGTCGTACAAAGGCGCGGTTGACCCCACAAACGTTCCTGTGTCTAGCACCATATCATTTCCGGTTTTGTCTAAAATTGCCTTTAGCAGTGTAACAATTTCTCCGCTGCTGTCATTCAAAACCGCCCCGCCACTATTCGCATATGGATTTTCAGATTTTGGCACAATCATTTCGCCTTGATGGGCGTAAACCAACATGTCGGACGGTAAATATCTTGTCCCGACGTTCATCTTGGGGATGTTCAATTCTTTGATTTGCGATATTTCAACTCCGGGGATCTTATTGATTAGCCTAATCGCTAAATTTATCGACCGGATAAAATCGTTTATCATTTTTTCTGCAAAGGAAATAACCGAATTAACAACAGCCTTGAACGCTCCGCCAATTCCGTTTCCGATTGTTGTTCCTATTTTCTTAAATATCCCGGTTATCTCGTCCCAAATTCCCTTGAAAAATCCAGTCACGCCCGAAAACGCTTTCTTGATTCCATTAAACGCGGCAGTAAATATTTTTGAAAACCACTTTGCGACGGGTTCAAATACCTTTTTGACTTTCGCCCATGCGTCGATTAGGAATTTGGTAACTTCTTTCCAATGGGTTGCGATTAAAACAATTGCCGCAATTAACGCCGCAATTGCGATTATAATTAGTACTATTGGATTGGCGGTCATTGCCGCGTTCCAAGCCCACTGTGCCGCCGTTGCTACTCCGGTTGCGATTGCGCTTGCCCCTAATGCAACCTTATGCGCTACCATTGCCCCGATTGACAGTAGCGTCGCCGCTTTTGCCCCGCCTGTGGCAGTTCCTAAGGCAGTTTGCGCCGCAGCTGCGCCGCCAGTAGCAATCGCGCTTGCAACCATTTTCACATTTTGGATTTCCTGAATGGCGTTCGAGACTAGCATTGCTGTTTTCCACGTCGCCAAAGCCCCAACAAAAATAAGAATTGCATTTTTTATTGCCCCGATATGGTCAAAAAGGAAAGTCAGCACCGGAACCACGTAGTTTTTTATAAAATTAGAAACACCCTTAAACGCTGTAGTCATTTTTGCTTCAATTTGCGGCATATTAGCGGAGACCCAAGCCACAAACTTGTCAAGGTATGGCATTAACGCGGAAACAATTTTCTCCGACACCGCCCCGAATGCGTTTTTCAAAATTATAAGTTTGCCCGAAAGAGTGCCTCCCGCCGCCTCGGCGGAACCTCCAAATTCTTTGTTTAGTTCTGCTAAAATTATCTTTTGCGCGCCTGCCACGTCTCCGGCTTCGGACATTGCTTCAACTTGCGCTTTCTGCTCGTCCGTAAAAACTACTCCAACCTTGGTTAGTTTGGATATTCCCTTCACCGGGTCGTTTAAGGCCTTTCCCAAAACCATGGCTTGTGAAGAAACATCTGTTCCTAATGCTTGCGCCATGTCTGCGGCGGCTTTGGTCGCGTCCGGGAACGTCTTTTTCCCAATTCCCGTAAACGTTAGCAGAATTGCTTCGCCAGCCTGCACTTGTTCGGACGAAAATTTGGTGGTCAGTTCCATGGCGTCGCCCATTTTAATTAGTGCTTCTTTCGTCATGCCGGCCGCGCCCGCTGTCGATTCTAGCACCGCGTCTAATTGTGCGGCGGCGTCTTCTGCCTCCATGGCTCCGCTTACCCCGTTGGCAACCATGGCGGTAAAGCCTGTAGCAATTGCCGCACCCGCGACTTTGGCGGCGTCTGCAACTTTGCCAAACGCCTTGTTCATCTTGGTGTTCATGGTGTCGCTTAATTCGCCAAAATTGTTACTGGCCTTTTTGATGCTGTCATTGTTTGTCGCCAACTCTCTATCCATTTTGTTCAGGTTAGCCGTGGCATTGTTCAAATCAGTTTTTAGCCCGTTAACCTTTACGCTTTGCTGGTCATATTCTCTCTGTGCTTTTCTGACTTCATCCGAATTTTCCCCGAAGGCCTTTTTCGCCGAATCAAGTTTGTTTTCTAGTTCGCCTAGTGTAGATTTTTGCTTTCCGTATTCTCCGGTCAGAAGAGATATTTTCCCTTTTTGCGAATCAAGTTCTTTTGTTAAGACCTTATTTTTTGCAGTAAGCGCAGAAACAGACTTGTCGTTTTTGTCAAATTGGGAAGTTGCCAACTTCATTTCAGAACCAAGTTCTTTGAATTGGCTGTTTATATTTTTTAGCGCGGTCTTAAATTCCGCTTCGCCCGTAATCCCTATGGATGGGCCAATATCAAATCCCATGCTTCCTCCTTACAGCCCGGCGTTATCTAGTAGTTCGGTCTGTTTTCTTATTTCTTTTTCTTCTTCTTGATTTGCCAAATCGAAGTAAAAGCCTATGTCCATTTCGTCTATCTGCTCTAATTTCCATCCATTTTTCAAAAAGTCTAGGTAAAATTCCTTTATCCATTCATCCAGCGGCAGGCCTACTTGACTACTGCCGCCAGTTCGTTTTTTGATTGTATTTTATCCGTTACCCTGCCGACTACATCATTGATACATTCCGTAATGGTTGGCATCAATAAATCAGAATCCAATCCGTCGTACACATCGCCCACGGAAAATTGTTTTCCGTAAACGTCACAAACAAACCCAACTAGGTCGTCTAGGTCTTGCGGTGTAATATCTCCCTTTTCCATCCTGCTGGATAGTTCTATCGCAACGCGAAACATTCTCGCTTTGCTTTTTCCGGCCGTGTTGTAAGTTTTATCTCCTAAAATAATCTCCATATTTCCTCCTAAAAAGTAAGGGGGCAGTTAAGCCCCCATAAAGTTAAACTGTGAAACTGGTAATCTTGGCGGCCGCAAGTTTGACCCCCGCCGCGCTTCGCACATCCTTGGTGCAAATTGCCATATACGTCCCGGAAGACATATTGGAACTTGGCTTCATTGTTACCACCGTATTGCTGGTTCCCAAAGTTAAGCCGCAAGCCACATTTGCTCCGGATTTCAACAGGAAGAAGTTGCCGTCCGTTACATCAGCAGGGTTGATCGCCTTGCTAAATGTATAAACGACACTCGCCCCAACCGCTACTCCGGTTGCCGCGTCAAGTGGAACGGTCGTAACCGTAGGTGCAACGCTGTCATAAGGTTCAGAAACGGGCACGGTTGCCAAAAAGTCTGTAATTGCAGACCCCTTAACGTCTTCGTCCGCCACTTTTTTCCAGTCGCCGTTTTTGTTTGCAATGGCAGTTCCGGAAAGTTTCGGGGTTTGAAACTCCATTTTGTCTTCTTTGGTTTTCCCTTCTTCGTCAACTTCCTTGAACATGGTCTTATACAGCCATATAAATCTTGATTTTCCATTGGCTTTTTCTCGCTCATACCCGATGGCTACATACGGCGCATCATCTGCTTCGTTGTATGTCATAACTCCGGTTGATGTGTCCAAGGCGTGACCCAGTAGTTCGGCTTGCACTTCCAAAGGTAAATCTTGGGTTTCAATGTCAATCCCAATGTCGCCGATATAAGATTTGTTTTCAACTTGTCTTCCGTCGGCGTATAGTTTGGCCATGTCAGACGCCGGGGCAATCTTGATGTTGATTAACGGCGACAAAGCGGTCACGGCTCCATAAGTTTCCGTGTCTTTGTCAGTCATAACCGCATACACTAGTTGCTTGACGTTGACTACTGCACTGTTAACTGCTGTCATATTTTATCCTCCTATTTTTTTGAGTTCTTCGTCGATGACTTCACCCATTTTCTGTATTACTCTTTTTTTTGTCGAATTGACCGCCGGACGTACAAACGGTTTCTTTGTTCTTGTGGATGTTCCGCTTTCTATAACCCTCGCTTTTAACTGGTTGGCAACGCCTTTTTTGTCGTATCCATCAAACCCTATCTTTGCGTTCCAGTCTCCGTCTTTGTTTTTGGTTATCGGCGTAACGCCAAACGATTCCAATAGGTCGCCTGTCGCTTCCGGAGATAAGACCCCTTCAAGGTTCGATTTGATTTTGTCTGCAACGATTTTTGACCCTTCATAAATTGCTTTTTTTGCAATTTCTTCCGAGTCAGTTGCCATTTTGGATAGCCTCAAAGCGTAATCCTCTCCGGCGTACATAGTCACTCTCGCCATCACATCACCCAAACCCATTCGTAGTGGATATATTTTGTATCGGTTTCGTGCTGGATTGAGTTCAGCCGGTACGATATGCCAAGATTAGTTAAGACCGTTTGGATTGCTCCAAAGTTCGGGTCATATTCGGTTTTTGTGAAATAGTCAATCGTTCCAATGATGGCTTGGTTGGCCATTATGCCGTCCGCCCACACCGAATCATCTTGCCCGTCTTCCGCCCACACAATGTAGTTTCCGGTTGCCCCGGAAGCGTCAAAGTGAAAGACGTTGCTTGTCACGCTTAAAAGCGCATCCCTAAGGTTCGATAATGTCATATGTATCACCCGACCTTTCCAGAGAAATGTCATACACGCGAAGACCATTATCATCTAGTTTCGGTTGCGCCTGTTTAATTCGGTACTGGGTATCGTCGATTTTGCAAACCATGCTAGTGTCAATGTCGATGTCCCGCTGTATTCTTATAAGCATGTCGATTTTCGCATCAGTTTTCAAAAACGCCGTGTACCTTGTCACCCCGACGGTTCTTTCCTCATACCAAAAGGAGGCGGCTAATGTTAGCCCCTCCTTCGGTAGATTTCCCGGCAATGCAATGTTGCCTAACGTGTAAACTTTTACGATTCCGCTATCATACATCTGCCACCGTCGCTTTCTGCGAGACCAATTTGTTGTTTAAGGCGGAGCGAAGCATCATTGGCATTTTCCCGTCGCCCGCACGCTGCCTATAAAAATAAGCAGCGTACATGACAACGAGAGTTAAGTCTTCGTAATCTTCGCCCAAAACAATCCCTTCTCTCGCGATTGCTTCTTTTGCGGTCCTGATTAAATCTGTTAAATAGTCATCTTTGGCGCTATGCAGAAGCTCTAAGTTCTGCTTTAGCGTTAATAAAATTTGAGCGTCCTCCATAGCTTGCCTCCTTATGGCTTAGGTACCGCGATTACATTTCCGGACTTGATGGTCTTGCCGTTTCCGTCCAGCTCTACAACCGTGATAGTCTTTCCTGCTACACAGGTAATTTGTGTAGTTCCGGATGTCAGCGCCGTAAATCCTACTGGTACATATCCGCTCTTGACGTCGATTTCGCCAATCTTGTATTTCAAAGTTGTGCCGGAAGCCTCGGTTCCGGTTACGGTCAATACGGTGTCACCAGAGCCAGACCCTGCGGCCGCGGTTACGCCCAATACGCCTAAATCGGTATTGGCATAATCAGTCGGGAATGTGCTAGTTGCGGCCGCATCGGTGTTATCGTAAGACACAAGAACAAACGCTTCGCCAAATACAGGCATCCCGTCGTAACGTGCGTAGCCCTTGGTAACAGTTTGATTCTGCAAGAATCTTACATGCTCGGACGACTCAACGGCCGCGCCTTCTCGTTCTGCAAGCAAATATACAGACCCGAACCCGCCGATAATTTCTTTGTCGCCAAGAATTTCCAATTCGACGATATCGCCACCGATGATTGGCATTTGATTGTTCATCCCGGCTACAAGAGCTGCGGCTGCATCAAAGGCCAAGGCCTTGGCCATCAGGTCAATATGGGTTTTTCGGTTTACAACCCAAAATGCGCCGCCAGTAGCATAGGCAGGGCTAGCGATTCCGAGTGCAGCAATCAAGGAGGCATAAAAGGTTGCCCCGGTTGTGGAATCGACGTTCAATTTTTTAATGTTGCTGGTGTGAAGGTCTGTCCACGCTGGTGCGTAGGTTCCCCACCCGGAAGGCTGAGAAGTCTGTGCCAATCTCGTAGCGATTCCCAAGGGCATTTTCACGCCAGTTCCATACAGGATGGCGCGGTCGCAGCCTTTGCCAATTGCTTTTCCAAGTTGTTCCATGATTTCGGTTCCAAGATTCAAAGTGCTGTCCTTCAGCAAATTGTTGTGGATTACGATAAATCCGCCGACCATATAGCCGTCTACTTCAACCTGGTTCAGGGACATGTCAAGTTCGTTGAGTTCGCCTTCTGCTTCCATCCAAATCCCTTCGGGAGAAGTTCCCATAATGGGTTGCCTTGCTTCTCCGCTTACGGATTTTACATTGACGTATTTTGCCAACTTGGAATATGTTTCCAAATTGTTTCTCAAAACTTCGAGCATTACTTCCGGCACAGTCAGGTTCCCATTGGTGACGCCTCTAGTCTTTAGGGTTCTTATTTCCTCAACAAAGTTCTTTACTTCGTCGCGAGCGAAAAAGGCATCTCGCTGTTCGTGGTTCATGCCGAAAAATTTTCTTGTGTTCATACTAATGTTTCCTCCTCTTTTTTCTTCGACCGGAACAATAGGTTCGGTCTCTTTGGGTGCGCTTCTTTCTAGTTCTTCAATCTCGGTTTCAATTCCGGCGATTTCGGTTTCTAGTGCTTTTGCGCTATCTTCGTTTTCGGACTTTTCTTTTTCAAAGTCTGTGATTTCAGCATCAACCGCTTCTTTTTCCTCTTCGGTTTCTGCCTCTCCAATCATCTTTTCGATTTCGGCTTCGCGGGTTTCAAACCCTTCCGCCGTCTCTCGCAGCTTTGCCAAGTCCTTATTTTTTTCGTTGAGTTTTTTTCTCAACATCAAAACTTTTAGAGCCATTATTTTCCTCCTAATTTCTTACGGGCGTTTTCGCGCCATTGGTCGGTTTTCCTTTTGTTGATTTCTTCCAAGTCGTGTTTTCTGGCCGAGACGGCTGTCTCTTCGTAAGCCGGAAAAACGCAAGGCGAGATTTCGTAAAGCGGATTAACCTTTTTGATTGTCCAATGGCAAGTTCCGTCGCCATTTTCGGTAAATTCTTCTGATTCTATGTCAAACCCAAAAGAGCACTGGTTGACGTCTTCCCGTTGGATTCGGGAATATGCGTTCATGGCGTCGCTGTCGTCTCTGTTGATTTTGATTCTTCCGTGCAACCCTCGGCTGTCTTCTTTTAGTTCAAGGGTTCCGTTTGTCGTTCTTCCCAAAACTATATTTTGGTCGTGGTTGTATAAGGCCCTTACATCACCGCTTATGCAATCTGTAAAGGCTCCCGGTGCAATGCTTTCTGTTGCCCCCGGCCAAAGTTCATAGTCGGAATTAAAAACCGCAAAGTAGCCTTCTAGGAATAAATCACCCTTTCCGGTGTCTTCCCGCTTTTCAATTTCCATCATCAAACTTCTTTTTTGAAATGTGTCTCTCATTGTTTCCCTCCGTTCAATTTCTTCTGGTCTCCAATAGTTCCTAGCGGAATATAGTTTTCCAAAATGACCAATTCGTCTAACCCATCTTTGGGCGTTAATCCCATCCATCCCCTAACTTCGTTTCCGGTCATAATTCCTTTAACGTATGCCTCGCCTCCAACTGTGGATAATTCCGATAAGTCGTAAGCAAACAAAGCCCTCGAATTAAACCTAAAATACAGTTCCGGGGAAAGAAGTAGTTTTTTCGTTAGCTCTTGTTCAATCCCTTTGGCGATTGGAAGGATGGTTGAGTTTATAAAGTTGTTCCACTCTTCTTTGTTGTACTCTCCTGCCCCAACTAAAAATGGCGGAACCCCAAAGATTCCTGCCACCGTTTTTTTATCTAATTCCACCGCATCGTTTAACGCTAAGTCCTGCAGGGATAAAGGCTTAACCGTCTGGATGTCTAATAGTTCAGACGGGATAACCCATGGCTCCCCGGCTTCTTGCGATTCTACGTACTCTTGCAGAAATTTAGTTCTGCCTTCCTTGCTTGAAAACTCGTCAGTCAAAGCGTCGACTCTGACTATCACGCTAGGCTTCCACTTGGATTCCATAAATCCTTTTTTGGTTGCCGCGGCTTGTCTTAAATTTTGTACAATGTCAGACAATGCGACGCGATACCCCAGCCCTTTCCACGGATGTTCCGGGTCGGGGTTAATTAAAAAGTGTAACAGGTTCGTTGGGTCGTATAAACTTGTCCCATATCTGACTTGATACGATTCCGGCGTTTCAATAAATGAAACCCTTGACGGCTTTAATGGGATTAAATCTCCGATTAGCCCGTTGCTTGTTTTCGGATAGGTGACTTGGTTTCCTTCCAGCAGCGCAACTTTTACAATCGTGTGCATCCACGTTTTTCTTGTCATGTT